CAAAATTAGGATCATCATTGCGATAGATTAAACTAGGAGGAAATATGTTACTGTTTTGTAACAGGTCGTTCAGCACAGCACGATCATTATCAGGAGGCATGGCCTGTATGTAGAGATTATTGTAGGGTTGGTCAAATGCTCTTAAGATCCGTATCGAAAAAGTATTATTAACACTGACCAGGCCATTACTACTATAAGCAACAACTGTAAATGTTTTAGTCAGATCAAATGTTGTTTCAGATCCTACACCAGTGGTTGGGTCGCTGTTGGGATTGCGGTAAGGGTCGGTTAAACGATCAAATGTTGTAGTCCCGTTGTCCAGGGCAAAGGTTTCAAAGGCAACACGCCCTACAATATTTCCAGAAGGTCTTAATTGTAATCCTTGCGGTAATTGACTATCACTACCGGACAATAATTTGTATTGCAGTGGTAACCCAGATTTATTTTTGGCTGCCACATAAAATGTGCTGGTTCCGCCGTTGGTAATTGTGCCTAGGAAATCAGGCACCAACCAAGTTGTGTCGGCGCTGACCGATCCTGTTATGGTTAGATTATAAGTATAGGCCTTGCTGATAATATTAGGACTGCCAGTTTTGTAAACTCGAACATTAAATGTATATTTGGTAATACTAAGACCGCTGGCAGGAATAAATCCGTACAACCATCCAGAGTTAGGATCTAAGGTTAGACCAGGCGGTGGAGAATCAATAGTAAATTTAAATGGATCAGCATCTAAATCTTCTCCGTCAAATTGGTAAGCAAAGAAATTATCACTACGCACAGTGCCCAGGCTACCGGCTGGTGTTAGGATCACTGGTGTACGTTGGTTAATAGTGTCAGCTGTGATATTGGTATTGTCGGCTGTGATTAACGTGGTGTCGGCTGTCATAATGTTACGACTGTAGACAAATATATTAAAAGTTCTTAATACACTGTCTTGCCCGTTGGTTAATTTTAAAGTAAATTGGTAAGTTAGGCTAGAACTGTTGGTACTAAAATCAAAAGCATAGGCGTCAAATCCTTGACCATTTACACTGTATCCGGCTGTTCCACCTGGAGTCACATTGGGAAGTATCACTCCAGATATCACTCCATCCGGTGTGATTGTTAGTCCAGGCGGCAAGGCTCCTGCCACTACAGATAATTTGTTTACAGCATAAACATCAGGATTATATGTTTTTATTTGTAGATCAAAAATTTGATCACCGTCAATATAAGTTGCTATACAACCGGGTGGTGTTATAAAGCTAGGAGTATTTTGCGGGCTAACTGTGATGGTAAAGGTACGGTCAGCAATAGCAGTACCGGTATATGCCCGTACAGCAAATTTGCTGGTAGTATCAACAGGAACAGGCGCAGCAACACCTTCTACTTTTGCAGTGGCATTTGCAAGCCCAGATAAAATGCCAAATTCATTAATTATAATACCGTTTGGTAATTGTCCAGCAATGACTTGATATTTTACCACAGCGCCAACCGACGACGCAGTCAAAGGCACACTGTAAAACACACCCTCTGGTATGGTTCCTAAGCTACCGGCCGGCGTTTCCCAAACAAGTTGAGTCATGAGTTTAAACTCTTCCGACTACAATCTCTATTGTGCCAATTTCGCCTGCAAAATCTTCAAGAGCTTTGCCAATTACTGTACCTACCGCAGGTGCTGATTCTGCTCTAGCACGCCCGTTGCCAGCAGCAACCATAAGTGCGCCTTTGGTTACAGTTCCTTCAACATGGCATGGCACACGTCCCATCAAGGCCACAGCCGTCACGTGTTCACCCGATAATCCAGAATTCATATCATAAGCTGGGTTGGTACTGACCACGCCAGCCACACGTGGATCTGAATCAACCACTGTCATTGTGACTTCTTGGTTGCCACCAAACGAAACCACGGTTCCGGGCTCATATGCGGCATCGCCTAGATAACGTTCGGCCAAGTCCGCATACAACGCAGTCGATGCCACAGCAAATACTGTGTTAAATGGTTTAACTTCACTACCAATATTGCCTACTGCACTGCCACCACCGTTGACAATAGCAGTAATAGCATTACCACTGTTGACTGTAAGAATACCAGCTGTAGTTAAATTACCACCTCTGACATTGCCGGAGGCACTAAAGACATTGCCAAGATGCAAATTACCATACACGTTGCCTAATGCACTGATATAAGTACCAGAAATTATGTTACCACCAGAGCTATAACTACCAATGGTTACAATATTACCGGCTGATACATTTCCGTCGGTGTATACATCACCACTTGCAGAAATATTACCAGTCACTAACACATCTACCGTTGCTTCACCACCAATAATGATATTACCAGCAACTGATATAATTCCGCCGGCTAAGATATCCCCGGTGGCACTAACTGTGTCAGTAACCATGGAACCTATGTCTGATGATGTGGCCTGTATGTTTCCAGCTTGTATTCCACCACTTACACTTATATTAACAAAGTTACCTGTACCAATATTTGCTGTAATTGCAGTGGTTGTAGTGGTGTTGGTATTACCAAAGAAATAAGAAGAATAAACATTACCATACACACTAAGACTCTTGGTAGAGTTAATATTACCTGCCGCTAAATTACCGGTAATACTGATAGAACTGCCCGAAATAAATCCAGCACTAACATTGCCGCCGCATTCTAAATTGCCGGCTGCATATATTTTGCCACCAGAGTATATATTGCCAGCCGACGAAGTTAATCCGCCTGTTAGAAGATTGCCGCCAGTGATATTGGCGGTAGTAGTTACGGTACCAATTGTAGAAATTGGCGCAGCATTGCCACTGGCCAACCAACTTGCTACCAAAGCGTTGGCATAGCTGGTGATACCGCTTAGGAAATAACCGTTACCAAAATGGTAAGCACCAGTAATGTTACCTGTGGCGCTGACATTGCCTGTAATACTAATAGATAAACTATTACCACTGGCCATGTATGAAGCCACGTTGGCATTGCTATAACTACTGATAATGCCAGTTAGTTGACTACCGTTACCAATGAACGCACCGCCAAACACATTACCAGTTGCAGTGATATTACCAGTGGTATTAAAATTACCACCACGTATGTTGCCAGTAGCACTTACTGTGGTGCCAACTGATAAGCTGTTGCCAACAATGCTACCACTGGCACTGATGTTTCCAGCGTATACATTACCACCGGCGCTGACATTGGCACTTGCAATTACGTTTACACCTGTAAGAGTTCCTCCGCCGCCTACTGCAACTGGAATGCCGCCTGGCGTAGTTCCGTCGCCAACATATACTTGATTAGAATCTGTTGTATAAATCAATTCACCTATTACAGGTGTTATGTTGGACAGTTGTGCGGCAGTACCGCGTCTAATTTGCAAACTCATTTAATTCTCCTAGAATATTGTTCCGATGTCTATGCTTAAAGCTGTGGGTGCCGTAATGGTTCCCATGTTCACGTTACCTGCAGATGTCTGGGCAAAAATCCATTGTGTTGGATTGCTGTAAGTATTGGCCGCTATGTATCCAAAATCCCAGGTGCCATAGGCAGTGTTTACGTTGTTAACTAATCCCAACATCTGACCTTGCACGGTTCCGTTGATACGATGTTGATAATTAACTGTGAGATTACCGGCTATGTTGGTAGTGCCGTCAACAATAACATTGCCGGCCACGGATAATGAGCTACCAGATAATTGACCGCTGTAGGTCGGCAGGTAGTTGGCCACATTGGCATTACTGTAACTTTGCGGTAGACCAGTTAACTGACTACCATTACCAAGGATATAAGTGGCTGTGATATTGCCAGCAACACTTGCGTCATACTTTACAACTAAATTGCCCGAGGATACGTTTCCATCATATGTTGCTATGTAGTTGGCAACGTTGCTATTACCATATTCAGGCAAGCCAGTTAGTTGACTACCGTTACCAAAAAAGTAAGTGCCCATCACATTGCCCAACGCACTGACGTTGGCCGTAGCAACTACATACTCACCTATTACAGATTCTGTGGCCCTTGCTGTTCCAGTAATATTAAATCCATCAGTCCAGAATTGACCCACATTGGCCACACCGGCCACTGTGATGTTTACATTAGATCCTGGACTTTGAATAACCACACTGGATGATCCGTTGACCAGCTGGATAGCAGAAATGTTACCAAGTGGTGCTAATTCTCCCCAAATTGGCAGAACACCATCGGAATAGTCATGATAGCAGTAGTAAAAATATTGGGTGTCGTATGCATACCAACCAGCTTGATCGCCAATTTTACCGTAGACTGTGGCAGGTGGATTTGGTTGTGCCCGTGCAAAAACCTGGTCAAAATTAAGATTGGTTTCTTCAAAAGCCGTACGTAGCGGTGCTCCTAACCCGTCGTTGGGTGCAGCTCCGATATCGATATTAATTTGGCTCATAAAAGTGTATCCTCTGGCTTGTATTTACCAGAAGATACTGCTAGGGCCTGATTGGGTTTTACTAAGGACTAAAGCTAGATCCACAGCCGCAAGTGGTCTGTGCGGTAGGGTTTTTGATACTAAATGCTGATCCCATAGGATCTTCCTTGTAGTCTATTTCGGCACCTTGTAGGTATCCGCCTGACATACTGTCTACTAAAATTTTGACACCATTTATGTCAAGATCCCAATCATCTTCGGCTTGTTCCTCGTCCAGAGTAAATCCATACTGGAATCCACTACAGCCGCCGCCTTGTACAAAAACTCTGAGTTTAAGATTAGGATTGTTTTCTTCAGCTAAAATATCTTGTATTTTTGCCACTGCGTTATCGGTTACTGTTATCATAGTCTTTCGTTACACACTTCCCAGTTAATAATGCGCCAGATGTTATCTAGGTATTTTTCTTTGTTCCATTGATAGTCTAGGCTCCAAGCATGTTCCCACCAATCAATTAACACACATATATCTGTACGTACAGCATGATTGTGGATTGTTTTAATCTCGCCACTGGTACTAAGATATACCCAGCCACTGCCTTGTATTTTCATAGCCACTTCTTTAACTGCTGCTTTAAAGTCTTCGTAGGTTTTAAAGTTGGTTTCAATAAGTTCTAGCACAGCACCTCGAGGGCGGTTAGCACCTTTGGGTTCTTTGAGTTGTGGAAAAAATTTGTTGTGCAAAAAACTGCCAGCACGATTAAAATCAGGATCGCCTTCACCGGCGTTGTATTTTTTAGCGTATCCTTTGGCCAAGTGCTCATAATGATATTCAATAGTGTCTGCACTCATTATGGGATCCAAGGCCTTGTGAGTATAAGGCAATGGAGTAGTTTCCAATTTGGCCGGACGAGTAGTTGCTTCAACTAGATCAATAATTTCACGCATACAGATATTTATCGGTTTAAGGCTTGGACATAACGATCTTGCCACAGGTTGCAAGCAGCCTTGTGTGCCTCTTCTAACGGATGCCAGCCTGGGTCAGTTACAGCAAATCCAAGAGTACGACTCCAATCAACAAAATTACGGCCTTCAAATAATTCCAAATTGGGTCGTAGCAATCCTTGTAACTCTTGTACATAATCGGGCGCATGACAACTCTGATCAAACAAGTGATAATCCATATAGGTTTGTACAGCTCGAACTCCTCGACGTTCCAGGTAACCCTGCACTGCCCAGATGGTTTGTAAATTTCTAAACTTGTTCCAGAGCAAACTGCTGTTGGCACGCTCACGATAAAACTCAATCAGATCCTCGGCTTGGGTTTGTGAAACCAACTCTTTGAGTTTTTCTGGAACACAAGTAGGACCCAAAGTGATCCAGGATTCGTGTTCAACAATATAAAAATCCCAACGCTGTGTCCAAGTCCAGTTGATCACTGCCAAGGTACCATCTGCTGATTTGGCGCCAAAATGACTGTAGATTTGTCGTGCTATATGATCGTTGCCGCACCCGGGTACTGCGTGTGTTTCGTAGGTGGCTCCAAGATTACGGGCTGCTTGTCCAATCCAACTTTGTGAACCATCCTCATTATTGGCCAGTTCTGAGCCAAATACAAAGCTGTCACCAAACGATACTATTTTTGTCATTTTTAAATCCGGTAGAATTGGTGTAATAAGTACACCATGAAACGAGCAGTGCTGTGCGTTCGCGATCCACACAACTATCTTAATCAACTAAACAACTACAGTGTCATGATTATTAATCCCGATGCTGTTGAATCACGGCAAAAATATTTATTGGATCATGCTGACTGGAGTTTATTAATACGTGAGTCTGGCGAGGAACTACGCAACGGCGGAGACTATGGTGACGAACGTTTGTTTTGGTACACTTCGGGCACCACAGGCGACAGCAAATTTTGTAGTTTTAGCCAAGCACAGTTGGATTTAAAGTTACAACAGATGCAGGCCACTTATCAATTTACTGACAACGATCGTTATGTGGGTATCATGCCCTTGTGGCATGCACATGGGCAAACTTTCTTTTGGTTGGCACAACGCATAGGATTTGAAGCACATTTTATTACAGCTAAAGAAATTCGCCGCATGGCCGAATATGCACCCACTTTTATCACAGCTATTCCTGATGTGTTGCGGACTACGTTGAATTTGGATTTTGAACATCTTAGATTTGTAAGATCTGCCAGCGCACCCATGAACAACGATCTATACCAAGCTCTGCAATCACGTTACGGTGTACCTGTGTTGGAGTCGTTTGGCATGACCGAAACCCTAAGCCACTGTTTTACCAATCCTTTGTACGGTGAACAACGCATAGGTACTGTGGGCATTCCTGACGGTGTTGATGCTGACATACGCGAAGGGCACCTGTGGTTACGTGGTAACACCTTGTGTCATGCCGGTTGGTTTGATACAGGGGATCTAGCTGATCAAGATTCTGCAGGGTATTATCGAATTCTAGGACGTAGCAAAGACCAAATTAACATACGTGGCGTCAAAATAAATCCAGCCAGTTTAGAACGGCAGTTGTTGGCGGCTGTGCCCACAGTAGGCGACTGTGCTATATTCGGCTCGGACTCAGTTAAGTGTCTTTACACTGGCAATATAGATCCTGCGGTCATACGAGATTTTCTCACAAGCCTTGGAGCCTATTGTCGGCCACATGTGCTACAACAGATCGATGCCATTCCGATAAGTCCGCCGGTTGGGAAAGTTTCTCGCACCTGGTTAAACGAAAGGTATTAACATGACTAGATTAGTTGCATATGGATCAAGCCCTATCAAAGAAGATTTTGCATTTTCGGCACAAATAGCTCAACACTTAAAACGTGAGTACGTGAGTCGGGTCAAGCCACTCAACTCCAACCATAAACTGGCACGTCAAATACTAAGTCAAACATATGAACCCACAGATTTAGTCTTAGTTGACTGGGCCACCACAGTGCGCCAGGAATTTAGAACCGAGCAGGGTTGGATGACCACCAGTCGAGTAGACCGACCCAGTTCAGAGTTTGAAACGGTTTGGTATCAAGGACCCGGAAATTGGGAGTACACACCGGTATATTCGGCCTTGAAAGAAATTGTTTTGGCTCAGACATTTTTAAAAACACAAGGATTAGATTACGTGTTTACATTTGACTATGACGATGTCATACACAGTACCTTGCTGAGTGAGCCCGACGAGTATATTGGTCCCTTAAAAAATCTAATAGACTGGAATCGTGTTGTGCTATTTGAAGGACATGGATTTTTGTACTGGGCCAAAGAAAAGCAATTCGATATTGATGGTGGGCACGCGGAAAAAGCCGCACACGATTGTGCCGCTGAATATCTTTTAAACGCTTTTGACTTTTAAAAATACTTATAAAAAACTTCTAACCGCTTCTAGTTCTGGAATATAATCAGCCAACCGAACTTTTCTAGCTTGATCAAGTTGATCATTGTAGTTAAAAAATTCTCTAAGTCTATCAATATCACATGTCGGATTGGTTGAATAATGTTGATATATGCTATCTATAGCAGTTTTACAACTTTTTCCATTGGAATGATAGATTGAAGTATTCATGCATCGACGCATAGAATCAACTACCAATGC